AAGATGTTATCTAAAAAAATACAAAGAGATTTACAGATAGAGGATATATGGTCTGTATCTTATAAAAAAGGTGATTATCATACACCACACGATCACGGTTCAACTGGTTTAGCAGGTATATTATATTTAAATATGCCTAAAAAGGCACCAGTTACACAATACATACAACCTTGGAATGATTTTGTTTCTGATAGAACAACTTATTATCCTATTCCTGTTTTAGAGGGTACGATTATTGTAACACCAAAATTTGTTAGACACTTCACAGAGCCTAGTAAAGAGACAAAAATAAAAAGAATAATTAGTTGGGATATGAAAGTATTATAATGCCTAAAAAACAAAAGGTAAGATTTCATAGAGGCGATAAAAGGCCAGGTACACATCAATTTACTTTATCATACACTAAAAAAATGATAAAGAAAGGTAAGAATATATACTGGCAAGTCATAGAAAAACCAACTAAAAATGTGGTCGCTGAATACTTTTTTGAAGAAGACGCTCACAAACTTGTTAAATTTCAAAATAAACATAAAGTTTGGCAGGTCAATGGTGGTGTACCAAAATTTTTGTGGACAAGAGTTTAGTTATATAAATATAATAAACAATTGATTTATATGGACAACGTGATTATAGTTATGGGAAAAATGAGAGAAAAATGTTTAGTTTTAAAGGATTTTTTACAAAGGAGAAGAATACACATTTAGAACACCTAGAAGACGATATTATAAATCGTGGTTCAAAAGGTGGTCAGAATGCTATTAACTTCTTAAAATCGGTACGAAATATGCTTGCTGGGTCCTCTGGCAAGAAAGTCAATATGACCGTCAAATGGGACGGAGCTCCTGCTATAATCTGTGGTGTTAATCCAGAAAACGGCAAATTCTTTGTCGGTACAAAATCTGTATTCAATGTTAATCCTAAAATTAACTATACAACAGGTGATGTAAGAAAAAATCATAGTGGTGAGTTAGCAAATAAACTTTCTATAGCTTTAAGAGAACTAGCAAAATTAAATATATCTGGCATTTTACAAGGTGATTTTTTATTCTCAAAATCAGATTTGAAAAACGAAAGTATTGATGGTGAGAATATGATAACTTTTACACCTAATACTATTACCTATGCTGTGCCTGTTGTTTCAGATATAGGTAAAAGAATAAGAAGAGCAAGAATGGGTATTGTATTTCATACATCTTATTCAGGTAAAACAATGAAAAGTTTAAAAGCAGGTTTCGGAACGGTATCAAGTCGTTCAGGAATATCTTCCGTGTTTTTAGCTGACGCTGCTTACAGAGATGTAAGCGGCTCTGCTAAATTAACAAAATCAGAATTATCAACCTTTGACGCTAGAATTAGAATGGCAGAGGGTTCTTTATCAAAAGCAGGACCTATGTTAGATGAAATGAATGTAACAGATAGTTTATCAGTTGGGTTTAGATTAAAAGCTTTCTTCAATCACTACATTAGAAACACAAGTGGTCATATGGCAAAAGTAAGAACTCTTGTTGAAATGTTTGGTGAGTATTACGAAAACTTTTTACAATCAGAAATAGACGCTAGAAAAACAGAGGCAGGTAAAAAGAAGTATAAAGATTTATTAAAAAAGAATATGGCTTTTATTAAAAGAAATAAAAACTCTTTAACTATGGCTATAGCTTCACACATTACTTTACAAAATGCTAAAAACTTTTTAGTAAGTAAATTAAGTGAGATACAAAGTATTGGTCATTTTTTAAGAACACCAAATGGTTATAAGGTAACGGCACCTGAAGGATTTGTGGCAGTTGACAGAGCTGCTGGTGCTGTAAAATTAGTTGATAGATTAGAGTTTAGTAGAGCAAACTTTACAGCTGAGAAAGATTGGGTAAAAGGATAATGAAAAAAACTTTAGATGAAATTAGACAATATATCAACGAGGGTGTTTACGATCCAGGTATATTTAAGGCTTTCTTTTTAGCAGGTGGGCCTGGTTCTGGTAAGACTTTTGTAACTCAAACTGCTTTTGCTGGCACAGGTTTAAAAGTTGTAAACTCTGATAGTGTATTTGAAAGAGGTTTAAAAAAAGCAAATTTATCTTTAAAAATGCCAGATGAAGAAGAATACTTTAGAAATATAATTAGACAAAGAGCTAAATCAACAACAGGTACAATATTAGATACTTATGTTGAGGGTAGATTAGGTTTAGTTATCGACGCCACAGGTAGAGACAAAAATATAATACAAAGACAACACGCTATGCTTTCAAATATTGGCTACGATAGTTATATGATATTTGTAAACACAAGTTTAGATGTAGCTTTACAAAGAAATAAAGGTAGACCTAGATCAATACCAGAATACATTGTAAAAAATAGTTGGAATACTGTTCAACAAAACATTGGCCAGTTTCAAAGAATTTTTAGTCCTAATAAAATGTTAATTTTAGATAACAATAGAAGTGAAAAAGAATTAGTGTCTTCTACTGTAAATCAAGCTGCTAAATTTATTAGAGGTAGATTAACAACTAAACCAGAAAATGGTATCGCAATGTCTTGGATTAAAAAAGAACTAGAATTAAAGAAAAGAATATGATCGGCTTTCAAAAATTTATGAATTTAACGGCACAAAAAAAGTGCCCACCAGGTTTTAGATTTGATGACAAACTAAAAGTTTGTGTACCAAAAGGCCAAGGTAGATACTATGGTGCTTATGGTTTTGGTGTTGCTAAAAATCAAAACACTTCAGGCGAAACTGAAAATGGCGAAACAGATAACGGTAATGCTGATACTGGTAATTTATCAGGCAATGGTAACGGTAGTAATACAGGTAATGGAGGCAACGGCGGTAACTAATGAAATTTAAAGATTACATAAGAGAAGCAGTCATTGATATACCAAAAAGAACTTATGCTAAAGGTGTATTTGATGAGGCTGATACTGATAATCCAAAATTAAAAGATAGTGTGAAGTCTATGATTGACAACATACTAACAAAGATAGAAGACGCTGAAGGATACTCTATAATTAAAACTGGATTAATTGGTTCTATATTAACAAAGAGATATAGAAATGACGCTGACTTGGATATTAATGTATTGTTTAGTGTGCCACCTGAAAAACAAGAAGACGAAAGATTAAGACTATCTAAAAAATATTTAGCGGCTGCTTCACCTGTTAAGATACAAGGTCAAAAAATACCAGGCACAGAGCATCCTGTAAACTTTTATTTCATTACCGACAAACAAACTTATGATGAACAAGAGAGTAAGGCTGACGCTGTATTTGATATAGAAAATAATCAGTTTGTAAAAAGACCAGAAGAATTTACTTTTGATCCAGATTTGTATGTAAATGATTTTAATAGAAAAGTACAAGAATTAGATGTTGTAAAAGGTGAACTAAAAAGAGATATTATAGATTACAACGAATTAAAAGACCTATCAACAAATGATGTTTTAAACTTACAAGATAAAATTAAAAACAAGTTAGAAGAAATAGAAGACAGTATTAAAGATATTGTAAAAATAGGAGATACTGTTGACGCTGAAAGAAGAGCAGCCTTTGATAGTGATATGTCGCCAGATGAGATTAGACAATACGGTATTAAAAACAGATTACCAAAAGCTGTTATCTATAAGATGTTAGAAAAATATCATTACTTAAAATTCTACAAGTATTGTAAAAAAATATTAGAAGATGGTGTAGTAACTGACAAAGAAATAGATGACTTACATATAAATGAGGGTGGTATTTTTAGTGCTTGGGATACTTTAATTAGAAAGACGGTAAAAGCTCCTAGAATTAAGTCTGCTTTACAATTATATTTAAAATATTTAAGACAAGGTGTAAAAGACGCTAAAAACAAAGCTGCTCAACACGCAGGTTTAGGTTATAGAGAATTTGGACTAGCAGTTACAGACGCTGGTTTACCAGAAAACTTTACAACGGAACAAAGAGAGGGCAACTCTGTAGCATTTACTTTTGGTAGATTTAATCCACCAACCATTGGCCACGAAAAATTAATTAATAAAGTGGCACAACAACCAACTGACAAATATTTTATATATTTAAGTAGATCACAGGATAAAAATAAAAACCCATTAACACCTAGAGATAAACTAGATGTTATGAAAAAGATGTTTCCTAAACACGCTAGAAATATTGTAATTAATCCTACAAATATGGTTTTAGATTTAGCAACAGATTTATATAACAAAGGTTTTACAAAAGTTACTATGGTTGCTGGTAGTGATAGAGTAAGAGAATTTGAAGGTATCTTAAAAAGATATAACGATAAGAGAAATAGACACGGCTACTATAACTTTGATAAGATAGAAGTTGTGTCAGCAGGTGAAAGGGATCCTGACGCTGAGGGTGCTACAGGTATGAGCGCTAGTAAAATGAGAACAGCGGCTGAAAAAGGAGATATTACCTCTTTCAAACTAGGTTTACCATCATCTTACAAAAACAAAGCAGACGACTTAATGAAAAAAGTTAGAAAAGGTATGGCCTTAGCGGCTAGTTATGGCGCACTTGGTCATCACGCTGGTTATGGTTACAAACCAATTGCTAACTTAAATGAATATGAACAAAATCAAATAAGAGACTTATATGTTAGAGAAATGATTTTTAACATTAACGATAAAGTAGATTACATAAAAGAAGACATACAAGGTACCGTAAAAAGAAGAGGTACAAACTATGTAGTAATCGAAGATAACAACAACAATTTACACAAAGCGTGGATATGGGATTGTTTACCCGTAGCCGCAGATAGAGAGGTAGAAGTGAGAGAATACGATACAAACGTTGACTATGGCTTTACTGCCGTGGACAGAATAGAAGAAGACTTGGATGCTCAACCACAAGATAGAGATGTTAAGAAAAAAGATGGCACACAGCCTAAAAAGTATTACAAAAACCTATCAAAAGATACAAAAAGTAAAAGAGCTGACTTCTTTAAAAAGAATAAAGATAACAAAGAAGCACCAGGCGACAAAGACGCAAAAACAAAACCATCAATTCATACTAAAAAATTCAAACAAATGTATGGTGAAAACTCAATGGACGAGGCTTGTTGGACAGGTTACAAACAAGTTGGCTTTAAGAAAAAAGGTGGCAAACAAGTACCTAACTGTGTACCAGAATCAATGTCAATTGAGGATGCTAAATTGATAGATGGTTATGTACCAGAATCATATGAGATAGGTGCTGATTACGCTAATCATACCAAAGAGGTGACACCTGGTGAGAAACCATCAGCAAAACCTATTGATTCTAAAGACAAAGGTATAGAAGTTAAGAAAGAAGATGTCGAAAAATGGGCTTTTTCAGATGAAACAATAGATAAATATAAGAAAAGATACGCCGAAGAATGGCGAAAGAAACTGGATGAAGTTGTCCAAAGAATGTTGGAAAAACTATAATGGTTAAGTCATTTAAGGCATATGATAATATAGATGAGACGTGTGATAAGGTAATCTTTGAACACGAGGCCGAGGGTTTACAGGAAGCTGAATACCAAGGCAAAAAAGTAAAATTAAACGACCCAATTAGAGGTGGTTCTAAAAAGTTTTACGTCTATGTAAAAGACGGTGATAAAATAAAAAAAGTATCTTTTGGTGATACAACAGGTCTATCAATCAAAAGAGACGATCCCGCTAGACGAAGAAGCTTTAGAGCTAGACATAATTGTGATAACCCAGGACCAAAAACAAAAGCAAGATATTGGTCTTGTTATCAATGGCGAGCTGGAGCAAAGGTAAACAACTAATGAGTAAATCATTTACACAATTTAAAAAAGGCGACTATGGTTTAGCCGAGGCAAAAGCTAGTCCAACAAACTTACAATATTTAAGAGCTAAACAAGCTGGTAACAATCACTTTGAAGTAAGAAGATATATTGCTGATGTTATTTTAAGAGATAAAAAATTAGCTGACTCTTACAAAGCGTTAGAGATTATACACGATACTTATGGAAGAATTATTGGTAATGACGCTATACAATTAAGACAAAGATTAGAACAAATGTTAAAACAAGATTTAAAAAGAAAAATCCTAAATTGGGATGAAGTTTGGAGTACACTATAATGAGTAGATACAGAGAAACAATGGCTGAGGCTTTAAGAAAAGTTTACGAAGATGGCCACGAAGATGTATCATCTTCAAAAAGAATGTGTCAGACTATTGTAGAAGACGCAACACAAATTAGAACAAAATTAGATTCAATGTCTGCTGAAGACAAATTAGATACTTGGTGGACTAATAAGTTGGCTAAATCTGCTGACAACCTAAACTCTGCTAGAGATTACATTATGAATCCTATTGAAGAAGAATTACAAGAAAGAACATATGACCCTATACAATTTGGTCCTGATAAAGTCGCTAAAGCAATGGCTATCGCTACAAAAAGCTCAGGTCAATATAGTGTTGCTGTAAGAGATATAGAAAAAATTGCTAGAAATTTATCTAAAGTATCTACAATAGCTAGAGAATTAAAAAAACAAAATGAAGAAGTTGAATTAGACGAAGGCAGAATGAAAACTATCTATACAATGCAACAAGACGGCAAATCAGCGGCTGAGATTGCTAAGTATATGAAATTGCCTGTAAAAACTATTAAAGATATTTTAGGTGAAGGCGAAGAAATAGAAGAAAGTTTAGATGAGTTTACCTCTGATATGATTAAGAGATTACAAAAATCATATAGTACAATGCCAAAAACAATTTCACCAGAACAAGCTAAAGCTCTTTCAAAACATTTAGATAGACTTGACTTGGCTTCATTAAAACAATTAACTAAAGCAAAAATACCATTTGTTACAACACTTGCTAGAAACAAAGTTTATAAGAAGACAGGTAAGTTTGAAGAAGTTGAACAACCAGAAAAAGAAAAAAAAGAAGCAGATAATAAAGAGTCAGTTATAGCAGCTTTAAAAGATCAGATTTCTATGTTAAAACAAAAATTAGAAAATGAAAAAAACAAAGCTGTAAAACCTGAACCTAATCCAGACACAGGCGAAGTACCATTAACTATCGGTTTAGCAAACAAATTGTTAAAAGATAAAGAGAAAAAAGAAAAAAAAGATGTACAAGAAGCTGACTTATCAAAGCCACAAATTAAAAAAGTACATAAGATGGCTGATGAGTTACCTAAAAAAGATTTCAAAGACCGTTATGGTAAAGAGAAAGGTGACGCTGTAAGATATGCTACAGCAACTAATATAGTAAAGAAAAAACTAGGTATAGAAGAAAATCAAGCTGATATGATGTTTAAAAAATTGTCTCAAAAAGCACAAACATACGTGAATGAATTATTAAGAAGTGGTATGGGTACTATGGAGGCAATAACAAAAGCAAAAGAAAAATTTAACGAGGGCGATATGAAGAACGAAGAAATGCGATTAAGAGTAGAGTCAATGGCTGCTCTAAAAAAGAAGGCAGACAAATCAGGTATGCCTTATTCAATATTAAAGAAAGTCTTTGACAGAGGTATGGCCGCTTGGAAAGGTGGACATAGACCAGGTGCTAGTCAGCACCAATGGGCATATGCTAGAGTAAACAGTTTCGTAACTAAATCATCAGGAACTTGGGGTGGTGCTGATAAAGATTTAGCTAAACAAGTAAGAGGAAGTAAGTAATGACAAATTATTTAAAACACAAACCAGGTAGTATTGAAGAAATAACTGCTAAAATGAAACCTGAAGATTCAGATTATCAGGCTAAATTTAAAAAAGAACTTGAAAAAGCTGGTAAAGGTATTGGTTCAATGTCACCTAAAGAAAAAAAAGATTTCTTTAATAAGATTGACAAAATGCACAAAGGTAAGAACGAGGCTAAAGTTGATGAATTAACTTCAGCACAAAAAAAATTACCACCTGCTTTACAAAAAGCAATTAAAGCAAAAGAAAAAAACGAAGACCTAGATTCAAAAGATGAGCCGTCTGTAAAAGATGTTGCTAATCAATTGAAGAAGGCTGTAAAAGCACACGGTCAACAAGCAAAAGATTTAGAAAAGGCTATAAAGACAGAGGCTGATTCTAAAGGTGATGACATCAATCAAGGTAAAATGGATAGAGTTAAAAAAGGTGAGAAAGACCTAGTTGACCCTAAACCATCTCTAAAATCTGTGGCTAAAACGGTCAAAGAAATGATGAGAAAAAAGAAAGATGATGTTGCTACTATGGCTGATACTGAAAAAGAAAAAGAAGCTAAGAAAACAACACTTGTCGGTTCTAAAAAAACACCAGTTGATCTAAAACCCGAAGTAGAATACAAAAACTAGTCTTTGTTCTCTTTTTGTTCTCTTGCCATTTTGGTAGGATATGATATAGTAAAGGCAAGAAAACACTATGAAACAATTACCTAGAATCTATTGTGATATGGACGGTGTTCTTTGTGACTTCAAAAAACACGCTGAAAAAGAGACTGGTGTATCAATAGCCAAATGGTCTAACTTATCAAAGACTGATAAGTGGGGGCCAATCAAAGAAAATAGATATTTCTGGTCAACTATGCCTTGGATGGCTGGTGGTAAACAATTGTGGAACTTTATATCAATGTATAAACCACATATATTATCAGCATATGTAGAGGAAAGTTTTGATCCTAATTGTATACCAGGTAAGACAAAGTGGTTAAAGACAAATGTACAGGTTCCAACAGACAGAGTTAATCTGGTAAGACGAGTACAAAAACAAAATTTTGCTAATAAAAATTCAATACTTATTGACGACTACAATAAGAATATAAGCGACTTCAAAAAACGAGGTGGTATTGGTATTTACCATACATCCACATCAAATACCATTAGAGAACTTAAAAAACTAGGTTTCTAATACTCTCCATTATAAATATTCCAATATATCAACAAATTGAGTACCTTAACAATTTAACAAGGGAGAGAATAATATGTCAAGTTGGGCAAAATCAGACGCTCACGGTAGCGCACCTTTATGGGCGTTAGCAAGAGTAAAAAAAGCACCAATCTCAGGTAATATGGGAGCGGCTGCTTCTGGCAAGCTATTTAATAACGCTACTGGTAACAACCTTATAACAGGTGTTACAATAGGTTTATTTAATGTAGCTGCTGGCGAAAGATTTTCAGGCTGTCACCAAGGTTGGGTTTTAAAAACAACTGGTTCTGGTGGTAGAGCAAGTAGAATTACTGGCGAAACACTTGTTTGTATGACAAGCAATACTGGAAGTTAATAATTAATTAAATATAGGCGGCTTTTATGGTCGCCTATATACTATATGAATAAATTGATCTAGGCAAATACCTAGAGTAGCATTCCCGAAAGGGTTAACAGGAGAAAAAAATGGCAGACAAAAAAGTAACGGCGTTGACCGATCTAGGTGACGCTTTAGCAAGTGGTGATTTATTTCACATAGTTGATGATCCTACTGGCACACCAATAAACAAAAAGATAACAGCGGCTGATGTATTTAATAATATACCTTCGTTTCTATCTTTAAAACAAACATCTCAATCAATTACAGGTGATGGTTCAACATCATCAGCAATTAACTTGACTACAGCAATTACGGAAGTTGACGCTACATCAGCGGCTGCTCCTTGTACATTAGCTGCTAGCTCAACAGATGGTCAAATTAAAACGGTATTAAATGTATCAACATCTGGTACAAATAATGTCACAATCACACCGGCTAACTTTGCTCAAGGCACAACGGTAACTCTTAACGCTCCAGGTGAAAGTGTAACTTTCATTTATAAGAGCTCAAAGTATTACGTGCTAGCAAATAACGG